CCTACCAGCACGCCGTGACCATCACCGGCTGGTGGGGCTACACGGACAACCAGGCGCCGGCCGGGGCACTGGTGGGCGGTATCGACGCGGCCACGACCGCCGTGGCGGTGACGGATTCCAGCCTGATCGGCGTAGGGCACATCCTCACCGTTGGGGATGAGCGGATGACCGTCACCGCCAAGCGGCTCACGTCGTCGGGGCAGGTGCTACAGGCCCCGCTCGATGCGAAAGCCTCCAGTCAGCAGGTCACGGTGCAAGACGGCGCGGCGTTCACGGTCGGCGAGGTCATCACGCTCGACGCGGAGCGGATGGAGATCCGCGACATCGCCGACAACACCCTGATCGTGAAGCGCGCCGTGCAGGGCACCGTGCTGGGGGCGCACACCGGCTCGACGGTCTACGCCCCGCGGCTGCTGACCGTGACCCGTGGCGACTACGGCACCACGCCGGCCAGCGCCACGGACGGCACTGCCCTGACCCGGTGGGTGCCGCCCGCGCTTGTGCACCAACTGGCGGTCGCGGAGTCCCTGAACTGGCTGCTGAACGAGCAGTCCGGGTACCTGCGCACAACTGGTGGGACGAGCGGCTCCGGCGGTAAGGAGCCGGAGCTGATCGCGCTGAAGGATCTGCGGGACCAGTGCTACACGGAGCACGGCCGTAAGACCCGCACGAGGGCGGTGTGACATGGCCGATGAGGTGAGTGTCTCCGTCTCCGCGTCCGGCCCGCTGTTTGATGGCCGCGCCTCCGCGATGATCACGCGTTGGACGCGGGAGGGCGGCGAGGAGATCGCCCAGTGGGCGGAGCAGGAGGTTCACCGGGTCCTGCACCAGGTGCTGCGGCACCCCACGGGCTACTACGAGTCGCACGTGCGGATCGACCGGCGCTCGCCGGACCGGTTCGACATCACCGACGGTGGCGTTGTGTACGGGCCGTGGCTGGAGGGCACCGGCAGCCGCAACGCCCCCGTGACCCGATTCAAGGGATACGGCACCTTCAGGCGCGTGCAGCAGCGGGTGGAGGCCCGCGCGGACCGCATGATGCAGGCCGTGCTCGACCGGCACGTCAGGGAGCTGTGATGGCTCTCGATATCGACACCCTGCTGGACGAGGTCATGTCCGCCGCCATGGCCCTCGGGATTTTCGACTCCGTCAACGGGCACGAGCCGAAATCTGCGCCCGGGCAGGGCGTGACCGCGGCCGTGTGGGCGCAGGACATCGAACCCGTGGCAGGCGTGTCCGGCCTGGACTCCACATCGGTGCGTGTCGGCCTCATGTGGCGCCTATACACCCCGACGGTCAGCCTCGTCCCCGACTCCATCGACCCGGCCATGCTCAAGGCCCTGGACGCCCTGTGTGGCGCCTACAGCGGCGGGTTCACCCTCGACGGGGCCGTCATGGAAGTCGACCTCCTCGGCTCCTACGGCGACGGCATGCGGGCCCGCGCCGGCTACCTCAAGCAGGACGGCCAGGAATACCGCGTCCTCGACCTGACTGTCCCCCTCATCGTTCCCGATCTCTGGACCCAGGAGGCGTAATGACCAAGTCGTCCGGTCTCGGCGATCGGCTGTTCGTCGGCGGCTACGACCTGTCCGGCGACGTCAACTCCCCGGCCCTGTCCGGCGGCCCGGCGCCCTTGGTGGTGACCGGGATCGACAAGGGCGCGTTCGAGCGGATCGGCGGCGTCCGCGACGGGTCGCTCGGCTGGACGGCGTTCTTCAACACCGCCATCGGCCAGGCGCACCCCGTGCTGTCCGCCCTGCCCACCGGCGACGTGCAGGTCGCCTACTGCCGCGGCACGACCCTCGGCGACCCGGCCGCGTGCATCGTCGCCAAACAGATCGGCTACGACGGCACCCGCGGCGACGACGGGTCGTTCACGTTCGCCCTGCAGGCGCAGGCCAACGGCTTCGGCCTGGAATGGGGCCAGCAGCTCACCGCCGGGCTACGCACGGACACTGCGGCCACGCTCGGGGCGAGCATCGATCAGGGCGCGGCCACCGCGTTCGGGGCACAGGCCTATTTGCAGGTGGCGGCACTGACCGGCACGGATGTCACCATCAAGATCCAGGACTCGGCGGACAACACCACGTTCGCGGACGTCACCGGGTTGACGTTCACGCAGACCACGACCGCGCGCACCACGCAGCGGATCGCCACCGCGTCCGGGCAGGCCATCCGCCGATACGTCCGCGCGGTCACCGTCACCACCGGCGGCTTCACGTCCGCGACGTTCTCCGTCGTCATCGCGATCAACCCCGTGGCGGTGAGCTTCTGATGAACCGCATCCGTCCCAACATGCCAGTCCAGAGCTACCGCACGTTTGAGATCCGCTCCCCCCTCGGTACTCACTGGCGGCCCGCGTCGTGCGCCGAGGCCGATTGCGAGCACTACGCCAACGGATGGCGGGTGCGCGTCGAGGGCCTACCCCCGGAGATGGTCCACGCCGCCCGCACCTCCGGCCGCCGGTACACCGAGCAGCAGGTTGCGGAGGGCGAAACGTGGCTGGTGTTCGAGGCCGGGCAGCCCTGCTTCGCCGCCGCTGCCCACCGCGTGCCGGTTGGCCGGCCGGAGATCTACCTGTCCCGCGGCGGCGACTGGCGCGGCACCACCACGGGGCCGCTCACCCACAGCGGGCCGGACGGGTGGCTGGATGAGTTCCAGACCAATCAGGACCAGCTCAAGACCCGGATCGACCGGGGCTAACAGGAAGGACACGCCATGGCCAAGGCATCCGGGCTCGGATGGACGACCTGCTCGGTCGACGATGCGAGCGGCACCCCCGTCGTCATCAAGAACGACGTCACGAACCTGCAGTTCTCCACCCCGAGGGCGACGCAGGACGTCACCGGCATCGACAAGTCCGCGATGGAGCGCCTGCTGCTCCTCGCCGACTTCTCCATCACCCTGAACGGGGTGTTCAACGCGGTCGTGTCGCACACGGCGTGGAAGACGATCCCTTCCACCAGCGTGCCGCGCACCACGTCCCTCACGGTCAACGGCGTCTCCCTGAACAACGAGGTGCTGTACACCGACTACCCGCTCACCCGCGCCGACTCCGGCGAACTCACCTGGGCTGTGCCTGGCGTCCTGGCCGATGGCAACGTCCCCCAGTGGACATAGGGAGCTGACCATGGGATTCACCGCGCCCCGCCGCACCTACCAGCTCTCCCTCGGCGACGACTTCGCCGGCCTGGACGTCACGGTCCGCTCGGTCAGCATCGGCGAGTACCTGCGCCTGTCCGGGTTCACCAACGAGGACCGGTCCGTGTCCTACGCGATCGACCAGTTCATGGCGAACCTCGTGGCCTGGAACCTTGAGACCGAGGACGGCCAGCCCATCCCCATCGCCGAGGCCCGGGAGCAGGACAAGGAACTCGTCCTCGCCCTCACCGCGGCGTGGGTGGAGTCCCTCCACGGGGTCGCTGCCCCTTTGGAGCCGAGCTCGCAAGGTGGCGGGCCGTCCCTGGTGGAGTCGATTCCGACGGAAGCCCTGTCCACCGGCCCGATGCCCTCGTAGAAGCCGAAACCCTGCTGGGCCTGCTCCGCCAGTTCCCCGCCTACACGCTGCGGACGCTGCGGGACGAGGACGTCGAACTGCTGCAGTTGCTGGCCATCGAGAAGGCCGGCCGCCGTGAAGAACCCGATGCTGAGATGGAAGGAGCCGTAGATGCCTAGCGCCGTGGATGTCCTTGTGCGGCTTCGCACTGCCACCTCGAACGGGTTGATCGACCTGCACGTTGCCCTGCGGAACCTGGAGAACGACGCCACCGCGGGCGACAGGGCGTTGAAGAACTTCCGCGGGTCGCTCCTCGGGCTGGGCACGTCCGCGGTGCCCCTCGCCGCAGGCCTAGCGGCCACGCTGGGCCCGCTCGTCGCCCAATTGGGTGCGGCGGGTGTCGCGGCGGGCGCGTTCGGTGCCGCGCTGGGCCCGCAGGTGTCGCAGATGCAGGACGCGGCGAAAGCGCAGGACACCTACACGAAGGCAGTCACCAAGTACGGGGCGACATCGAAGCAGGCCACGCAGGCACAGCAGGAGTACCTCGCGCAGCTCGCTGGCATGCCGCCGGCCACCCGCACCGCGGCGGCGGCGCTCGCCCTCCTGACGGACTCGTACAAGCAGTGGTCGAACAGCCTCGCTGGGGACACCATGCCGGTGTTCACCAAGGGAATCGGCATTCTGGAGTCGCAACTGCCGCGCCTCACCCCGATGGTGAAGGACGCCTCCACGCAGTTCCAGCGGTTGGAGAACGTCCTAGCCGGCGGGCTGGGGTCGGGCCGCATGAACGAGCTGTCGCAGGAGTTCACGAACTTCGCGGACAACTCCCTGCGGAAGACCACCGACGAGGTCATCCACCTCACGCGGGTCCTGTCGCAGGGGGATTTCAACTCGGGACCACTGCACGACCTGCTGGACTACGCGCGGAAGAACGCTCCGGCGGCGCAGGAGACCCTGCGGAACCTGGTCGAGGCGTTGGCGCATGTGGGGCAGGCCGCGGCCGAAGCGGGCCCTGGGATGCTGACCATCGTCAACGCCCTCGCGAAGCTCGTCGATGCGATCCCAGCCACCGTCCTGACCCGGCTGATTCAGCTGTACACGGCACTGCGCCTGTTCAGGACCGCGGCGGCCGGGGTCGACGTCACGACGACTGCCCTCGGCAACCTGACCCGGCAGATGGGCACCATGACGCGGGCTTCAGCCGCTGCGGGCGGTGGTCTGGCCGGTGTGCGGGCGGCGGTCGCGTCTCTCAGCACGGGTACGAAGGTCGCCGGGGCGGTCGTGGTCATCGCCGGTCTGGCGCTCGTGTTGAAGCACTTCTCCGACGCGGGGAAGCAGGCGAAGATCAGCGCGGACGAGATGACCACCTCATTGAAGGGCATCGCGTCGGGGGATGCGGCTGCGGCGTCGAGAACGATCGAGCAGCTGACGAAGGACGGCAACAACCTGCACCTGTCGTTGACGCAGCGCCTGAAGTCGAATGACTCGGTGTGGGACATCATCACGAACTCCGGCAGCAAGGCCAGCGCGGCGAAGAAGGACTATGAGGAGCTGGGCAAGGCCCTCGCGGACATGGCGCAGGCCGGGGAGTCCGATCAGGCCGCAGCGGCTTTGGAGCGGCTGAACAAGGCCGGTGTGAACGTCCCGACGAAGTACCTGAAGGACTACAACTCGGCGCTGGCAGATCAGGCGTTCGAGAACCAGCTTGCTGCGCAGTCCATGGGGATCTTTGGCGCCCAGGCGCAGCAGGTGCAGAAGCAGCTCGACGCGCAGAAGCAAGCGGCGCAGGGCCTGCAGCAGGCCATCCTCGACCTGAACGACGCGAATCGAGCGGGCCTAGACGCCGAATCCGATTATCAGCAGGCCATCGATGACGCGACCGGCGCCATCAAGGGCCACGAGCACGCCCTGTCGACCGTGAACGGGGCGCTCAACCTGAATGGCCAGAAAGCCCGGGACGCCTACGGGTACCTGAGCAAGCTCGCTGCGGCGACCGAGGCCAGCTCGATGGCCACATTTCAGCAGACCGGCAGCCAGGACGCGGCAAACAGGAAGCTGATCGAAGGCAACGCGCAGTTGGTGAAGATTGCTCAGGCCATGGGCCTCAGCTCCCAGGATGCCCACAAGTTCGCGGACCAGTTGGACAACATCAAGGACCCGAAGATCCAACTAACCCTGAACAAGGACCAGATGGAGGCCAACCTGGCCGCGGCGAAGAAGCACCTGGCCTCGTTCCCGAAGACCGCGAAGACCACGGCGAGTTTCGCGTATCAGCAGGCAAAGGCGCAGGTCGACACCTGGCAGCGCTATGTCGACCGGCTTCACGGCAAGACCGTCAACGTGATGATCAACGGCGTGCTGGCCGGGGTCAACGCCTCGCAGTACTACCAGGCCGGCCCGCACAAGGCCACGGGCGGCATCGTCGGCGCCGCATCCGGCGGCCCCCGCTCCCGCCTCACGCTGGTTGGGGAGCAGGGCCCCGAGTTGGTCGATCTCGCGGCAGGGTCCCGCGTCCACTCCAACAACGCGTCCCGGCAGATGTTGGCCGGCGGCGGGAGCAGCCCGCAGCCGATGTTCATCACGTTGATGATCGGCGACACCGTCCTCGGTGAGCTGTCCATCGACCCGCTGCGCAAGGCCATCAGGAGCCGCGGCGGCAACGTCCAAGCCGTTCTCGGGCAAAGGGGAGCAGCGTAGTGCACAGGTACAAGACGTGGAACGGCCCGATGCCGACCACCGCCGCGCAGGCGAAGGTCACGACGGGCACGGCCATCAAAACGATGCTGCAGCTCGCCACCCCGGCCACGCGGCAGTTGCAGATCATCTCGTGGGGTTTCACGATCGACGCCCCGCCGGCCACCACCTCGACGGGTGTGGTGGAGCTGCTGCAGACGGATGTGGCGGCGACGGTGACGGCGCATTCGGCGTCGGGTGTGCAGCCGCTGGATCCGAATGCGCCGGCGTCGCTGCTGTCGCTGGGTGCGACGGGCACGGGCTTTAGCGCGTCGGCGGAGGGCACGCCGACGGGCACCCGCCTGTTCGATGCGCAGGAGATCGCGGGCCTGTCGGCGGGCGGCGCTGGGATTGAGCCGTACTCGTACCAGTTCATGCCGGATGAGCGGCCGATCGTCGGCACGTCGAAATTCCTGCGGGTCCGGGCGACGTTCGGTGCCGCGGTGAGCATGCTGTGCTGGGTGGTGTGGGATGAGTGAGGGGTAGCGCGTGCCCGCATCCTCTATCGCCCCGCTTGTTTCGGGCTGGCAGCGCCGCGTTGGCGGCAGGCCGGGCCCGTACTCTGGCGCGCCCGCGCCTGCTTCGGGTGTATCCAGCAATGGGCTGATGGCGGAGCTGCTCGTCGACGGGTCGTGGGTGAACATCACGAGCCGGGTGATGGTGCGGGACAACTCCGGGAACATCAGCATCACGCGGGGGCAGTCGTCGGAAGGGCAGTCCCCGAATCCGGGCACCTGCTCCCTGACGTTGAACAACCGGGACGGCCTGTTCTCCCCGGCGAACCCGATGTCGCCCTACTACGGGAAGATCGGCCGGAACACCCAGATCCGGGTCAGCGTCGCGAAGGGCGACGACAAGTCCTACCGGTTCTGGGGCGAGGTCACCGCCTGGCCCGAGAGCTGGGACACCACCGACACCGACGTGTGGGTCAGCATCGAGGCCGCGGGGATCCTGCGCCGCCTCAACCAGGGCTCCACGCCCCTACGCGGCACGATGTACCGCGGCCTCACCTCCGCCGCGACCACGCCCCCGGTGGCGTACTGGCCCTGCGAGGACGGGTCCTCAGCAACATCGCTGGCATCGGGTATCGGCGGGCAGGCCATGCGGATCGTCGGGTCTCCGTCGCTGGCGGCCGACTCGGGCTTTGCGTGCTCGGCGCCGCTCCCGACGATGGGCGGCGGCCAGTTCATAGGGCAGGTCCCGCCGTACACGGTGACCGGGCAGACGCAGGTCCGGTTCCTGATGTACCTGCCCACCGCGCCAGCGGATGGGACGCAGCTGGTGCGGGCCGCAACAGCAGGCGGAACGGTCCCGTTCTGGTCAGTCGTCTACACCACGGGCGGTGGATTGGCCCTGCGAGGGTACGACATTGACGGAACAACCCAACTCGTCAATTCTGGGCCCATCACATTCGGTATCGACGGTGATCGTGTCCGCATGTCGATGGAGCTGACGCAGAACGGCGCGAACATCGACTGGAGCCTTTGGGCAATGGGGCCCGATGGGGCGGTAAATGGGCTCTCCAATTCCTTCGCCTCTGAAACCGTGGGTCGGGTCACGGCCGTCACGGTGGCGCCAGGCCGAACGATCACCGACGGCGTGTTCGGACATATCTCTGTACAGGCTGATGTGACGTCGATGGCCGACCTGGTCGGCCCAGTGACCGCCTTTCTGGGTGAGACGGCCTCATCACGCATTGGCCGCCTGTGCGCCGAGGAAGGCGTCAACTTCGTCAGTTTGGGCGCCTCCACCGACAAGATGGGGCCGCAGATTCCGAACACGTTCATGGCACTGCTGCAGGAGTGTGTGGACGTTGACCAAGGCATTCTCTTCGAGCGGGAGGTGGCGTTCGGTCTCGCCTATTTCGCCCGGAGCCTCCTGTACGACCAGGGGTCGCACCTCACCTTGTCCTATCCGGGGAATCAGCTCGCTGCGGTCCCGACCCCGGTACCGGATGATCAGACGGTCCGCAACGACGTCACCGCCTCAAGGCCCAACGGGTCGTCGGCCCGGTTCACGTTGGAGACTGGTGCGCTATCGATTCAGCCGCCGCCGCTGGGCGTGGGCCCCTACTCGGACGCCCCGACTCTCAACGTCGCCTCCGATGATGACCTCGCGGCTCACGCGGCGTGGCGCGTACACCTGGGCACCGTCGACGAGCCCCGCTACCCAGCGATCAGCGTCAACCTGGCGCACCCCGCGATGGCCACCATTCGGCTCTTCGCCTTGAATGTGATCTTCGGGTTCCGCCTCGTCGTACAGTCCCCGCCCGCGCGGCTCGGCGGGGACATCTCCCAGATCGTCATCGGCATCCAAGAGACCATCACCCACTTCGAGCACCGCATCACCTTCGTGTGCCAGCCCGAATCCCCCTACCGGGTCGGTGTCGTAGAGGATCCGATCCTGGGGCTCGTCGACTCGGACGCGTCCAGCCTCGCGGCTGGCGTGAGCCCGGTCGACGGCAGTCTGCAGGTGGCGGTCGCCGATGGCGAGCTGTGGGTGACCACTGCGGGGAAGCTGACGAGCAATCCGGATTTCGAGGTCGACCTGTCCGGGTGGACCCCGATGGGGTGCGCCCAATCGCGGGTTCCGACACCGGACGGCGCGCCGTTCGGCGGCGCGTGGTCAATGCAACTCGTGCCCGATGGCGTGAGCGTCATCGCGGCCAGCGAGTCCGCGAAAGTGCCGGTGACAGCAGGTGCCACGTACTTCCCGCACGCGTGGCTGCTCTGCAACCGGGACCGTGCCGTTGATCTCCGCGTCAACTGGTACGACGGGAGCGGCGTTTTCGTTTCCACGTCCACCATCTCGCAGGCCGCGACGGCGAATACGTGGACCGAGGTAACCGGCCCGGTGACGGCCCCAGTGGGCGCGGCGCAGGGCACGGCGCGGCCTGCCCTGGCCTCCACCCCACCCGCCACAGACGTGCTGATGGTGGATGTCTGCTACCTGGCCAACGTGCCGACCTCGACGGCGGCCGAGTTCCCGTTCGGGGTGACCGCAGGCGGCGAGGTCATGCTCGTGCGCGCCATCACCGGTACCACCAGCCCGCAGACCTTCACCGTCCTGCGCGCCATCAACGGCGTCACCAAGTCCCACCCGCCCGGCGAGCAGATATCTCTCGCCACCCCAGCGATCGTAGCCCTGTAGGAGACACGGAATGCCCACTTGGTCCCCCGGCGACAAGATCACCGCCGACAAGCTGAATCTGACCAGCGTGTTCGTGGAGGACACCACGACCTCGACAACCCTTTCGACGACCTACGTCAACAGCTCGCGATTGCTGTCCCTAAGCCTCACCGCGCCTGCATCCGGACGAATCGAAACGATCCTCGCTGTCAGGTGCGACAACAGCACAGACGGCTCCAACACCCTCTCCGACCTATCCATTACCGGCAGCAGCTCGGGCACCATCTACTCGCCGAACGACATCGCGGCATGCCAGTGGAACCACAACCTGTCCGCAGGACCATTCAGCACCGCACGGCAGGTCACCTGCATCCCCGGCGAAACCATCACCGTCGCCGCGCAGCACCGTGTCGTATCCGGAACCGGAAACTTCCGCTACCGCTCAATCACCGGCAAAGCCCTCGCCTGACTGGAGAACCGTATGCCGCGCATCGTGTCCCACCTCGAATCCATGCAGTACACCGGCACAAATGGCCCCGACATCGTCACCTGGCTGAACGGCAGCGCCGAACTCGGCAGCGACGACGGGGAAAACCTGACCGTCCGATACTGCGGCTCTGACTTCACGGTCGCTGCCGGCGGCTACGTCATCGGAGGCGGCACCAACCACTCGTTCTACGCAATGGCGGATCCCGATAGCTACGCCGTTGCGTGGATTGAGCTTCCCGACGCTTTCTAGGAGCAACACGTGAAGATCCGTTTCATTGACGAGCACCCGTCCACGCGCGGCGGCGGCCGGCTGGGCAGGCATGTCGGGCACGACCCGATGTCGCGGGCCTACGGCATCTCCGAGGACCTGGTGCCGTCGACGTACACCAGTGCGGTGCATCAGGTGCGTATCGGCGTCCTCGACCAGGGCCAGCTCGGCTCCTGCACGGGCAATGCGGCGGAGGCCTTCGCCGGTACGGATCCGCTGTACGAAGCGATACCCGCCACCGTTGCGGCCCGCCCGACCGGGGACCCGGCGAAGGACGAGAAGCAGGCCGTCACCCTGTACTCGGCGGCGACGGCACTGGACAGCGTCCACGGCAACTACCCGCCCACCGACACCGGCTCGACGGGAGTGGCGGTCGCGAAGGCCGCACAGAAGGCCGGACTGATCTCCGGGTATCAGCACGCGTTCAGCCTGGACACCGCCCTGAAGGCCCTCGCCGTGTCGCCGCTGATCGTCGGCGTGAACTGGTACGAGGGCTTCGACACCCCGGACAGCAACGGCCACGTGACGATCAGCGGTAGCGTCCGTGGCGGCCACGAGTTCCTGCTGTACGGCATCGACGCCAAGGCCGGTGTGGTCGTCGCCCGGAACTCGTGGGGCACCAGTTGGGGCGTGCAGGGCTGCTTCAGCTTCGGGTTCGACGACTTCGGGCGGCTCCTCGACGAGCAGGGCGACGCCACCCTGTTCGTACCGCTCACCGCACCGGCACCCGTGCCCACGCCGCCGCAGCCGTCCCCGACGCCTACGCCGGACGACGTCGACCAGGCGCTCGCCACCGCCGCGCGTGCGTGGCTGGCCAAGACGGGACTGTGACATGGGCGTGCAGGGCCAGGACTGGGCGTCCTACCAGGACTACACCCCCTCTACGGCGGGCCTCAGCTTCGTGTTCGTCAAGCAGACCGAAGGCCTGACGTACACCAACCCCAAAGCGGCCTCACAGATCGCGCACGCCCGCTCTGACGGCCTGGTGGTGGGGCACTACCACTACCCGCACATGGCGAACAACGCAGCCACCGAGGCGGATCGCTTCCTCGCCGTCGCCAAGCCGCAGCCCGGAGACGTGCTGGGCCTGGACTGGGAGGGCTACGACGCGTCGAACAAGGGTGTCGCCTGGTCCCGGCAGGTCGCGTACAAGGAGCAGTTCCTCGCCCGCCTCCAGGCGACTGCGCCCCTCCTGCAGCACCTCGTCTACTGCAGCGCCGACTACGTCGCCCGGGACCCGAAGGGCGCCTACGGCGACGGCCTGTGGATCGCCACCGCAGGCAAGCCCGCCGGGCAGCCCGGGATCAGCCACAGCTGGCTGATCCACCAGTACTCGACGGCCGGCGGCATCGACCACGACTACTGCCCGCTCACCGCCGCCCAGTTGAAGACGTGGGCGCACGCCAAGGAGAACGACATGCCCCTCACTGACGCCGACGTCACCAAGGTCGCAGCCGAGGTCGTCGCCAGGCTCACCGCCCCGGCCGGCCGGGACGCGCTGGCCGCCGCGAACGTGTACTGGCTACACCGGGTGTACGACCCGGCCATCGCTCTCCCGGCAGGCAAGACCGCCCCAGGGGTTGCCGCGGAGGTCGCCGCGTTCCGGCCAGCCCTGCAAAAGGCCCTCGCCGCGGGCGGTGCGCAACTCAGCGACGCGCAGGTCGGCCAGCTCGCCACGGCGCTCGCCGCCAACGCGACGTTCGCCGCAACCCTCGCCGAGCAGGTCGCCGACAAGCTCGCCGCCCGACTCCAGTCCTAACCAGCCTCAACCCACACAAGGAACGATCATGCCCACCCTCTTCAGCCGGGAACCGGCACTGTGGCTCGGCCTCGTCGCCGTTGGCGTCAAGCTCATCACGGCGTTCGGCGTCGACCTCACCTCCGATCAGCAGGCCGTCGTCAACGCGATCGCCGCGGCCCTCGTCGGCCTCATCGTCGCTGTGGTGGCGCACGACGGCATCGGCGCGGCCGTCCTCGGCCTCGTCCAGGCCGCGATAGCCCTCGCCGTCGGCTTCGGCCTCCACTGGTCCGCAGACCAGCAGGCCGTGATCCTGTCCTTCGCGTCCGCGATCGTCGCCATGTGGACCCGCACCCAGGTCACCGCACCCACCGCACCCATCACCCGCCCGACCCTCGCGTCGGCCACCGTCCCGACCGAATAGGGAACCGTGAACGCCACCACCCTCGGCAGCCTGCTCGTTGGCGTCGGAGGAATCGTCGGCGCGGTGGTGGCGTATCTCGGGAAACGCGGCGAAACCGCCGTAACTGGGTATAGCAACCTCACCAACGACCTCCAGGAGGAACGCGATGCGCTCCGCGTCCAGGTCGCCGAGCTGCACGCGCTCCGCGCCGCCGATCAGGCGGAAATCACTCGGCTCCGCATCGAGAATGCCCACCTCGGGGGGCCGACATGAGCCAGCCTGAACACCTGCTGATACGCCGCTGGCGCAGCGTCCTCCTCGCCTGCGTCCTCGTCGCCCTCTCAGGGGCCGTGCTCCTGATCTGGGCACGGATCGACCACGAGGCACGACGAGCGGATGAACTGGCCGCGGAGGCGGACCTGCGAGGCACCGCCGTCAGCACACTGGCTGGTGACGTGCGGGCCCTGCGGGCGCAGGTGCAGGCCGCTGGGCAGTCCCCCGTCGCCCCCGACCCATCGCAGGCGGTCAAGCAGCTCCCGGCACGCACGGCCGTACCGGTACCAATCCCCGGACCGCCCGGCCCGACCGGCCCCGCTGGCCTCCCCGGATCGTCGGGACCCTCGGGTTCTCCGGGCCCCACTGGCTTGCCCGGCCCGACGGGTTCACCTGGAGCAGCGGGCAGTCCAGGCGTGGCCGGGCAGGACGGCGCTACGGGCCCCGCGGGGCCCGCCGGGCCTCAGGGTGAGCAAGGACCGCAGGGCGACCAAGGACCCGCCGGACCGGCAGGGAAGGACGGCGACCCCGGACCGTCGTGCCCCGACGGGTACAGCCTGCAGCCCGCCGTCGACGACCCCGACGCGCTGGTCTGCCGCCGCGACGGCGCACCCACACCAACACCCATACCCACGCCCAGCCCGTCCCCATCGACGTCGCCGCCGGTCCTGCTCGACCGGCGCCGCACCTGAACATGCCACCGCCCCTGTCTGGCCGTCGGGCCGGGCAGGGGCGGTTCGCTGCGTTGCGGGTTTATCGCTGGTGGATGTTGGTGGTGGACTTGCCGAGCCAGCGGTTGGTGTTGTGGACGTGGGTTTCGTTGTGGATGCGGGGCCGGCGGGCGACGAGGCCGGGCAGGGTGCGGGCGGCGATGATGAAGCAGGCGAGCCACAGCATCGTTCCTGCTCCGATACCCGGGACCGCGCCGATTGCTTCGGATGCTCCCCAGCCAACGCCAGCAGCGAGGGCGCCGCCACCGATGCCGGCGCCGAGCATGCGCTGCGCGACGGGGTCCAACAGGGGCTGGGGGGTGAGGTCGCGGGGCTGGTACACGGCGGGCGTCTGGACGTATTGGGCGGGGATGGCGACGGACCGGTTGGGGTCGTAGGGGTCGGGCACGAACACGATCGGCCCGGGCCGGTACACCTCGACGGGCTGGTTGATGGGGATGGGCTGGTAGGTGGGCTGCCCGGTCGTGGCGGGCCGCCGGTCGGGCAGCGACATGGGGTTCTCCTAGCGGTTGGTGTTGCGGCGGCGGCTGGTCCGCCAGTTGACGGGTCCGGGCAGGTCTACCGAGGTCGTGACGCGGCCGGTCGAGGAATAGGTGCGCTTGACGCGTTTCCCGCCGATCGTTATCGACCGCGACTTCATCCCGAAGTTCAGCCGGACGAACGGCAGGATCTTGACGGACTTGCGGAACGTGAAGGACATGCGGATCTCCTAGGCGGTCTCGGACACGGGGACGAACGGCTGCAGGGTGTCCTCGGTGTCGCTGTAGGACGGGCCCTGGACGCGACGGGACAGCAGGCGGTGGGGGCGGCGGATCCGCCAGATCTCGGGCTCGTAGTCGTAAGCGATGGAGTAGCCGTCGGTGGTGGGCAGTTCCTCATCGGCGGCAACACGGGCCGCGTCAGTCGGGTCCGTCGCGCGGACGATGATGCTGTAGACGCCTGCGGGGCGGGTGGGCCAGGTGACGGTGTACCGGGGCATGGCGGGTCTCCTAGGTTGTGACCGGGGTCTTGCTCGTGGCCGGTTTGGCGGATTCGGGGAGTTGCATGTACCAGGCGCCGCCGATCGTGGCTCCGCCGTGGATCTTCCGTTCGTGGGACTTCAGTGCGGCCGACGCGGTCTTCGCGTCGCGGTAGCGGGGCTTCTCGCCCTTGCCACACGGGCACTTCCAGCCCATGAGCCCGGACCGCTTGTCAGGGCCGAAGCGGGCCTGCCGGTTGACTACGCCCCGGCTGACCTTCACCTGCGACGGCTTCGCATCGCACGACTTGGAGCCGGTGAGGAGCCCCTTCTTGTCGTGGGTGGCGATTGTGCCGGTGCCGTGGCATTTGGCGCACCCGGCGTGGGTCTGGCGGAGGATCGCGGCGTCCTTGCGGGTGCGGACGGTCGCGCGGTGGCCTTCGGCCTGACGGGCTATGAACAGGGCCAGCCAGACGGCCATCCGCTCGGGGAACGTCCTGCCGCGGGGCCGGACGGCGAGGCGCTTGCGCGCAGCCGGCTTGCGCCGGGCGGGGGTGCGCTTGACGGGCTTCCGGCGGGGCGCGGGCCGCTTCATGGCTGGCATGATCGGAACCTTCCTCTCTACGTCACATATGCGGATCAATTGGGTGTCTCGGGGGCGTCTTGTGCCCGTCTTGAGGGC